CAATAATACTTTGTAGATTTTCTTTAGATTGTTCGTAGGCATCCGTTAAATCTTGTTGAAGTTCTTTTTCTTTATTCTCATCTTTAATGGACGGTAAAGTTTGTTTTTTCTTTTCTTCAACAATAGTAGGAGTTACATCAAAAACTTCTGCCATGCTTTTTTCAAAATTGTTCATAGTTTAATATCCAAATCTAGTTTTATATGTTGCATGTAACGATTGTATATCAGCTAAAGTTAATATACCATTATATACTTTAACGAATGCTATATTACCCGATTGAACTTCAGTAGCAGATGAACGACTAAACATTCTTAACTGATTGAAACCACCACCGCTAGCATTTGTTACTGAGTAAGCCGCACTAGTTGGTGCAACACTTGTTGAAGTATATAAACTACCTGTTGATGTAGAAGTATTCCATGTAGCAAAATCTAAATGCCAAACTGTATCAGCACCAGTTGATGGTAAATTAACAGTATAGTTGGGAAAAAAAGTATTTGGATTACCATTATAAGCACCCATTAACCAATCTTTACTTGCTTCGCTTTGAGTGTTTAATAATCTACCAGCAGACGTTGCAGATAGTTTATATGCCATGAATACTGTATAACTTTGTGCAGTGACATAATTTGGACCACCATAGATAACATCTGTTCCAACAGCACTTGATTTGACAAACGATCCACCATTAGCGCTATTCCAAGCAAGAGAACCAGCGTTCACCTGCGATATTGCATAGGTTCCAGTTGCATCTTTTATAGTAGTAAATGGTGTTGCTGAATTATATGTTACGGCGCCATTATTCGTAACGGTAAGTGGAGCAGCACTATAATCAGTTAATAATGTTCCACTATCTTGTGGTCGTATTAACAATACTGTATTAGTGATTGGGTATAAGGGTTGTGTTGCTGGAGTAAAGTTTGCAGTATAAACTGCTGTTCCTTTAACTATTCTAAAGTTACTTATACGACCATTAAAATAACCATTGCCTTGTGATGAACTGTATCCAATTTCAAGTGTTCTGTTAGATGAACTATCATATCCAATTCCGCTTTGGGACATTACGGAAACACCATCTACATATAGCGTTATAGTTCCACTAGCTCTTACTAACGCTATATGTTGCCAAGCATTTAATGTTATTACTGTATTAGTAGAGCTTTGATATAAACTTCCATTGAAGTAAAAAATACCACCATTACCATTAAGGTCTACGTTATCGGTGTTAGTACCGAAGAACCACAATCTTCCCGAATTGCTAGTAGTGTAGAACCAGCCTTCTATTGTATAATCGGCAGTTCCAAAAGCAAACGCAGAACTTGAGGCGATTGAAAGATACTGGCTGGTACCATTTAAGTTAAAACTACCACCAGTACTGGGAAGTGCTACAAAGTTGGCTGCATCCAAATCATATACTAATGATGCGGATAAAGGAGCCACACCAGAAGAAACGGCTGATGCGCCAAGAGTAATTCCACTACCAATTGTAATACCAGGTCCAATGTATGTCATATTATTATATCAATTAAAAATATCTGTTGAATTTCCATCACGAATAATTTCATTCATTCCAATTCTTCTGATAAAAATACGATATGTATTAATCCATTCATCACCAGAAACAGAATTTAAAAGTGCTGAACTAATTGTTATACCAGAAGTTAATGGATAATAAGAACTTTTCACATTTTGAACTTGAGAAACATTATTAATTTTAAAAGTTCCAGTTGCAATACCAGAAACAAATAAATCTTGATATGTAACCAATACTGCAATTTCAAATTGACTGGCATCTGTAGGAGTACCTGTATACCATCTAGTTAATGATCCAGCATCTGGTGATGAACTTATAGAACCATTAGCATTAAATGTTACTGTTGTTATGTAATTGGTAAGTGGATCAAAATTCGTTTGACTTAATATACTTGCAGAATTAAATGCTAAATTAGGATCAAATGTTATTGGATCCATTATTATATTAAGTCCACCTTGAATTATAACACCGCCGCCAATTTTCATGATATATTAGGGAATTCTGTTATAGTGGTTGTATATGTATAAGGTCCGTTTGAGTTGGCCGTAGTTGGATTTGTCACAACAATAATTTCTGCCAATTGAACTGGTTGTTTTGATGTTACATTATATCCAGTAAAATTATAATTAGCGTTAGAAATAGTACCCCAAACAGGAATAGAAGAAATAAAATTTCCGTTAATGTTTGTCAAATGTAATTTATTGTTAGACCATACAGTAACTTTACCTGTGGCTGTTGCCGTACCAGGAGAGTAACCTTGATATACTGTTTCACCTGTTTGGTATGTACCTGTACCCGTTGCTGCCATATTGAATACAACAGTATCATCAGGCGAAATTTGATTGTAAATATTTGTAATAGAAGTTTTAATTAATCCTGCTTCACTAATTTTACCAAATATAAATCCTTTAACTGTAAAGTTTAAAGTCCAAATAATCATTCTTGTTTCGGATTCTCTATCTCCTTCATACACAATATCAGATGTAGAAGAATTTAAAATAATTGGAACTTCTTTTACAATTCCCATTTCAGGAATTAAATTTAATTTAATAGTATAATCTGGAGTAAAATAAGGAAGAATGTGTTCTATTAATTGTGTACCATCTTCCACATTACGAACATATAGGTAAAGATTAAAATCAAAATTATAAGGTACTGGATTGTATTGAGATACTACACCAGAAGTTGTTTTGGCAAACTGTTTAAAATTTGTGTTTTGTTTTCTTGATGCATCATAAGTTAAACCTGACATTTCAAAAGACATTCTTGGTAATGTTGTTTGAATTTTTTTACTTAAATCCGGATCATCTTCCAAACGTCTTACATACAATTCTTTTGTGGCATATACAATAGGAACAAGAACTCTTTCTGCTTCAGTCAAATCTGGATTGTAACGAACCAAGGTAATATCTTTAAAAAGATTACCAAAGCCTACAACTAGTTTACGAATAACTCTATTGTATGTTGGTGTAGTCATTATATATTACCAAATGGATTAGATTCGGAGAAATCAATAATTGAATTGGCTTCCGTTTGTAAAAGTTTATTACTGTAAGTTTCATTAAATGAATTATCCAATAATGGATCGTAACTGATTAATATATGTTGTGCATTACTTGAAGAACCAATAATAACTTGATTGTCAATAAATTCACCAGAAATATTACTTACCATTAATACATTGTTTGCATTATTCCAACTTTGTACAAGAGCAACTGCTGTAGCATTGGCTTGAGTTTGGTCAGCCGATTGATAGCAAATTTCATGTACTGTATAATTATTTGCATTACCTGATGTGGTATTTAATTTAATCATATAAGCAGAATCATTAACAATATGGTCAATATCTTCCACACCAGTATTGATATATTCTTGTGAATATTTAAATTTCTCTAATCTAAGTTCGTAGAAATAAGGTTGTTTTCTTCCAAGCATATGCATATCTTTTGCTTGTTCAGTAAAAGTAATTTCATATAATTCACCAGTACCATTTAAGAAAGGTACATAAATTAAATCACCTTCTCTTGGCCTATTAAATGTGTTTTGTGGTACACGTTGTTGAAAAGTTCTTCTTGATAACATTACTTTAACAACGTCTTTAATTTCTAATCCAAATTTAGAAAAAAATTCTTGTTGTCCTTCATAATCCAATGGGTCAGAAGAAAGATACAGTTCTACAGGAAATGCAGATTCAAACTTTTTAACCGGATCTTCACCATATAAAAGGTCACGAGCTTGTTCATTATCATTAGGACAATAGAAAGCATCAAAGCCCATGATTTTCATGGACTCCACAATTAAATCTTCTATAACTCTTTGTTCTGCATTGGAGTTATAATTATTAAAATAAACTGATGTTGGCATGTTAGTTTAAGAAAAACTCCAAAGGTGCGCCGTATTGTACTTCCATTTGTTCTTCAAGTGCTTTAATTTCTTCTACCGCTTCTTGGTAAATTTTATCACCATTTAATGTCACGCCGCCCGGTAATTGCAAGCCTGCGAATTTTTTAAGATTGTTAGCCCAACTTCTTTTGAATAATGCCGTAGTGTATTCTTTAATCCAACGGTCATTCCAAACTCGATTGTATTCTACAGCATCAATACAAGCATAACATTCAGCAACAACAATAGTACCGGCTGGTGCTTCAGATGCTCCCCATGCCCAATCAATGAATAGTTTTTTCATATGACGATTGAAACGGATTGGAATTTCACCAGAAAACATCAATTCTAATGAACGTAAATGTTGTTGTGTTAAAGTATAATTAACGTATGATGCAGAAGTGAAATCATATAATTCATTTAAACGGAGTTGATATCTAAGGTCAAACATATTAATAGTTGCCTGAGAATCTTGAATTGGAAATATACGAGTAACACCAACAATGTCCAAAGGAACATTGGCAGAATCTAATACTGTATTTAAATTTATGTATTTGTTATTGACATCGGTAGAATCAATTCTTTTGATATAGTATATCTTTTGAAGTCCATCAAAATGATAATCTTGCCAATATTGAATGGCATCATCAATTCTATCTTCGAGTTGGTCGTCATCCACATTAATTTCAATGACTGGAAACCCAAGCCTTCTCAGGCAATAATCTTTTAAACTTGATCTACTGGTTACGGCCGGCATATTAACCTCCTATGATTAAGGTATTTATGCCTTGCCCCATTTAACTTTATTCCACATTCTTTCGTGGCACCAGTAAATAAACGGTTTAACCATCATTTCCGTGGCACCAATACCAAGAGAAACTACTATTTCACCTGTAATAATATAAGAAATAATAATGGTGGTTAAAGTTCCACAACACCTATAACTATAGGCTTTAACCAGACTTCTTAGAGAAGATTCACCATTATTTAAGTCCCAACTCTTTACGAATCTTTGTAGCAGAGATTGAGTGTATCGCATCATCAAATGTTTCCTGTTCAATTTTATAACCAACATCACGACCATAAGTAATATTTACAACGTTTGGTACTACCTGAATCTCATATTGGCCTTGGAACAATGGATCCAAATCTCTACGAATATAAGATTTAACTTGTTCAATCGCAAAAGGATTAGAACCTTGCCATCCTTGGCAGTCACGGATTTGAATAACCACTTGACCAGTTTTGGCAATAGCTCTTTCAAATAAGGCTCTATGGCCATCATGCCATGGTTGCCAACGTCCTAACATCTGTACTGTTTCTTTTTGCCAATCAAATCTTGGACGCCTACGATTTTCAATAATATGATTACCAATAAACTCAGCCCATTTTTCAGCATTTTGTTCTGTCACACGGAAGTCGTATATCTCAGGTGGAATAAACGCTTTATTAGTATCTTCAAAACGACCTTTGTCAATGGTGTCCATCCAAATGGTCCAATCGGCTTTAAAATTATTGCGCATCTCAACTAACGGTGCTACAAAGTCACAGATAACATATTCACCACCAGATTCCAAAGCAAATTGTGCCATTCTTAATGATTGGCGAATACGACCAGCATCAGAGAAATCCCAATCGTTGTATTTTTTACGAACTTCGTCAGCATTAAACCATTTAACTTGGCAACCAAAATTACCAATGTGTTCATTTAAGGCACGGCCATAACTAATTTCACCGTGTTCTTCAAGATACTTCTTCAACGCTTCTGCCATGTATGTTTTGCCAGAACCTGGTAATCCCATAATCAAAATCTTTTTCATTTGTATTCCTTTATTGAGGTTTGCATAATAAATTATTTCCAACTACTGTGTAATCATACTCATATTGATTTAAAAATTGTTTAATATCGTCTATAATAGTTTTTCTATTATCACAATGTTCTACAAATATAATAGGTAAATGTTTTTTAATTGTATTAGAAGCTCCAATTAAAACATCTAAGTCCATACCTTCCACATCTATTTTTAATAAGTGTACTTTGGGTATATTATAGTGTTCTAAAAACCAATCAATTGTGTGTACGTCAACAACAATCTTATTGTTTGTTTTCTCGGTAATAATATCTTCTACTAAACTAAAGGTACCAAAATCATTTTTTCTGAAGTAATTAGGTTCTTCAAATTCAATTTTAGTATTTTCTTTACCTAAACCAATGTTGTATGGATATACATTATATAGATTGTTTATGGAAGCATTTCCACACAGCATTTTAAACACTTCTCTTTGTGGTTCAAAAGAATATATTTTTCCTTGAGGAAATGCTCTAGACATCCAAGTGGTAAATGTTCCTATATTGGCACCAATATCAAATATCACAGGCTCAGAAAACTCTTTAATTGATTCGTAACAATTGAATGCTTCTATTGTTGAAGTATTACCATGATCCAGTAACCATTGGCCATGACCAACTTGATTATCATTGCAATCAAAACGATTTACAATCATTAAACCATGGTCACAACTCAATAATACATTGCGATGAACCTTATCACCTACATTAAAAACCATTTTATTCTTTCAATTTAAGAAATGCTGTCTGAAAAGAATCTGGTAAATGTATTAATTCTATTTGATGCCAATGAGATTGTATAAACATCTCAATACCCATTCTTGGAGAAAGTTGTACAGGAGCGCTACCATGCTCATCGACAAGCTTCCAACCAATAGAATCATCACACAGCATTACTCCACCTACTGGTAGTAATCTCCATGATAGTACCATATCTTCAAGCACAGCAGCAGATGTGTGGTCTCCATCAACAAAAATAAATTCAGCTTTTTCTTTTTGGTAAATTAAATCAACTAAAGCCTCATGACTATATTTGTTAATGTACGTTACATTACCTACACATTTACTTAAATTATATTCAAACGTTCTTTTAATTGTTTTAAAATCAAAACTAGGATTATCATTTAATGTGGTGTGTGGATCAATGGCATATATTTTAAATTTATCATTGTGAATTTTACCAAATTCTGAAACCCAAAATGTGGTTATTCCTTCAAAACAACCAATCTCTATCATTGTGTTTGGAACACCATACTTTTCAAATAGATATTTAATATTAGTTTGAGTTCTTTGCTTACCCATATCAACTGTCGAAATATACATATCAATTATTCTTCTTGTGCCAGTCTGCAAACCTTCCTGGCTTATGTACTCTAATAAAGATGTTAATACTTTCAGCAACGTTTGCCATAGTATTTAAATTAATATCCATTTGCTTTGGTGCTAACATACCATCTTGCTGTTGTTGTAACCAATATCCAACCATATTATAAGTTACATCATAAACTTCTAAATCCACATCATGATATAACCCAAAAGTGCTATCACTTAACTTTTTTGCAATAGATTCAAAGTTAACTTTTTGGTCAAACATTTTAAATGTTTTGGCAGTCAATGGCCTAACATGAGTGTAATCGTCCCAAAACAAATCACACCGGTGATGTGGTACATTGATAAACCATTCTGCTTGATCTTCACTTACTCGATACATTTCTTTAATAACATTAGTAAAGACTTTTGGGTCTTGACCTAAATGTTCTAAAACATTGTCTGCTGTAATTTTTTCAAAGAAGTTATCTTCATATGGCCAAGGAGTATTTTCTAAATCTAACACCTCATCGGGATTACATTTAGCTTCTGTGTCTACATTCCAATGGTCGTTTAATTTTTTAAATCCACAACCCATGTTTAGTTTTTTATTTTCTGGTGTCATAATATATCCTTTTATTAAATCCAAGCATTCCAAAATATTTCACGATTATATTGTTCGTAAATATCAAGACCAAGATATTCAACGCAATTGACTGTGGTACGATCAAGAGATGGCTTAATCTTGTGTAAGTTAGGCAAACCAATTGCCAAATCATTATACACTTCTGTTTGAACAATTTTTTCAAAATCATGTTCAAATTTTGGTAATTCTAAAAATTCATAGATACGTTTAGTTTGACTTTTTGGACTATTGCAAAAACGATTGTAATCAATAAAAAGAAAACGATCCAAATAACCCATCGTAATTGCATCTTTAATATTTCTATGAGATAATCCCATTGCACCTTCGGGACCAGCATAGTAATAAGCTCTAGAGGCAATATTGGATCCTTCTCTTAAAGAAGAATCTGCTTTGGTAAAAAACATAGGATTTTCTTTTCTAAGTTTTTCAAAAGAAGTTAAAATTTCGGCTGGATTTCTAACGCAAACAACAATTTTAATTTTGCGGTCTAAAATTGCTTCAACTTGTGGCAACAATGGGATCCATCCACGGTCTTTGTCAATAACAAAAGGTCTATCAATATGAGAATAATAACCTTGTAAGACTGATTTTAAAACTCCAGCCTTGGCATCTGTATTATTATATTCTTGATTTTGTTCCATACTGGACCAAGAAGCGTTAATGCTACCAAATATAGAAGATAGAGAACTTACAGATTCTCCGTGAACTTTTGAATTTTGTTTGAGTATGTTTGTTATAAGAGTGGAACCTGATCTTGGGAGACCTGCCACAAAATGTATGGTTTTTTCCATGATTACCTTTCAGTTTAAAATTATAAAATCAAGATTTAATACTTGTTGTATATTTATACGTTTATTTTTTTAGCTTTTTGTTTTTTAGTTTTTTGAGGAAACCGTTCTTTTAATTCATCAGAAACCTTTTGAAAAGTTTCTGTCCAATCTCCAAATTTAGTTTGCCTAAAAACCTTAGTAGTCTTTTGATACCAAGGACTATGATCTCCTCCATATGCCCACACATGATATGGTAACAATGGCACAATTACCCAAGTTGGCTTACCCATTGCAGAAGCAAGATGAGCTATACTAGTACATGAAGTAATAACTAAATCTAAATTTGCTATACATGCTGCCGTATCTTCCCAAGAAATTATTAAATGCTGAAGATCGGATATTTTTTCAGGCAATTCTTTTATATCTGTATCTCTTTGTAGACTATAGAATTGTATATGAGGAAAATCTTTGTGTAAATTAATTAATTTTTCTGCAGGGAAAATACGGAACTGTTGATGTTCAAAAAGAGGACTACCACTCCAACGAATGCCTATTTTTATTTTTTCTGTGTTTAACATTGTTTTCCAAAGATCCACACTTTCATTTTTGGCAAAAATATAAGGATCGTTTGGTAAATTATCAAATTCATGGCCAAATAACCAGCTAGCACTAAATCCTGGAATCCAAAAATCATGATATGTTCTGGACACTTCATCTAAAGTAATACATTCTTTAACACCAGGAATTCGTAGAAAAAGTGGATGTAATAATTTTTCACAACACATAACACATTTACCGCCTCGTTTCCAAATCTCTGTGGCAAATCTAGCGTAAATCATTTGGTCACCAAATCCGCATTCCATATTTAAGATAACAGTCTTGCCTTTTAAATCACTTTGATCCCAAATTGGCTTGGTTGTATTAATTTTGCCACTACCGTAAACTTTAAGTGCTCGTCCATTTTCAAGGCATTTAAATCCTTCTTGTAAATTTCCTTGATTAATAAGAAACCATCCACGATTAAATTTTGCTTTTGGATCTGTAGGATCTAAAGCTTCCAATTCTTCAGCCAATTTCCAAGCTTCTTCAAATCTTCCTCTTATCATCAAATTCAATTGCTGGTCAATCATATGCATAATCAAACTCCTGTAAAATAATTATATAGATATTTAGTATACGTTTTAATTAAATTTAAGTAAAGCAGTTGTATGTGTACCACCAGCAGACACAACAGTCCAAGAGCTGGATCCTATTTGTACAGGACTCAATCTTTGAGTATTTGTACCATCTCCTAACACGCCGGATTCTGGCCACCCCCATGTAAATAATATTCCATCAGAACGAATAGCTGCTGTATGTGTAGTACCAGCACTTACAGCAGTCCATGAGCTAGATCCTATTTGTACTGGACTGGATTGATTAGAAAGACCTCCATTTCCTAATTGGCCACTAGTGCCTCGTCCCCATGTAAACAAAAGGCCATCAGAACGAATAGCAGCTGTATGTCTACATGAAAGACCAGCAGCTACAGCAGTCCAAGAACTGGATCCTATCTGTACTGGACTGGATTTAGTAACAACTGTACCATCTCCTAATTGGCCATCACTATTAAAGCCCCATGTAAACAAATAGCCATCAGAACGAATAGCTGCTGACTGATATATACCACCAGCCACAGCAGTCCATGAGCTAGATCCTATTTGTACTGGACTGGATCTATTAAGAGATGTACCATCTCCTAATCGGCCACCACTAGCAGCACCCCATGTAAATAATGTACCACCAGAACGAATAGCAAGAGTATGACCATAACCAGCAGCCACAGCAGTCCATGAGCTAGATCCTATCTGTACAGGACTGGATTTAGCAGTAGTTGTACCATCACCTAATCGGCCAACAGTCCCAGTACCCCATGTAAACAAATAGCCATCAGAACGAATAGCAGCTGTATTAGAACCACCAGCGGCTATAGCAGTCCATGAGCTGGATCCTATTTGTACAGGACTGGATTTACTATTAATAGCCCCACTTGTACCATCTCCTAATTGGCCAAAAGTATTATCTCCCCATGTAAATAATATTCCATCAGAACGAATAGCTGCTGTATGTGTAGTACCAGCACTTACAGCAGTCCATGAGCTAGATCCTATTATTACTGGACTAGATCTACTATATGAAGAGCCAACATATACTGGACTGGATCTATTAACAGTTAAACCATTTCCTAATTGTCCGGTCGCATTATATCCCCATGTAAGCAATATATTATCAGAACTAATAGCTGCTGTATGACCTCTAATAAAGTTACTATTAATACCACCAGCAGCCACAGCAGTCCATGAGCTAGATCCTATCTGTACTGGACTGGATCTATTAGTAAGTGTACCATCTCCTAATTTGCCATAAGTATTGGATCCCCATGTAAATAAGGTACCACCAGAACGAATAGCTGTTGTATGAGAACCGCCAGCACTTACAGCAGTCCAAGAACTGGATCCTATTTGTACTGGTCTGGATTTAGCAACAATGGTACCATCTCCTAATTGGCCAATACCCCCAGCACCCCATGTAAATAAAGTACCACCAGAACGAATAGCTGCTGTATGCTGAGCGCCAGCAGCCACAGCAGTCCATGAGCTGGATCCTATTTCAAGTCCAACACCTACTGGACTGGATTTATTAATAAGTGTACCATCACCTAATTGACCTCTGGTACCGGCACCCCATGCAAATAAGGTACTACCGGAACGAATAGCTGCTGTATGATAATCCCCAGCAGCCACAACAGTCCATGAGCTAGATCCTATCTGTACTGGACTGGATCTAAAGGTAATTGTACCTTCTCCTAATTCACCACTAGCATTTCGACCCCATGTAAATAAGGTACCACCAGAACGTATAGCTGCTGAATCAAAAAAGCCGGCAGATATAGCAGTCCATGAGCTAGATCCTATTTGTAACGGATTAGACCTAGAGGTAGTTGTACCATTTCCTAATTGGCCAGCACCATTATATCCCCATGTAAATAATCTCCCATCAGAACGAATAGCCATTGTATGACCACCACCAGCACTCACAGCAGTCCATGAGCTAGATCCAATTTGAACTGGACTGGATTTCTCAACAGTTGTACCATCTCCTAATTCACCACTAGCATTTCGACCCCATGTAAATAAGGTACCACCAGAACGTATAGCTGCTGTATGAGTACCACCAGCACTCACAGCAGTCCAAGAGCTAGAACCTATTTGTACTGGACTAGATTTATCAGCAGTTGTACCATCTCCTAATCGACCATAACTACCTCGGCCCCATGTAAACAAGTAGCCATCAGAACGAATGGCAGATGAAAAATAATTCCCAGAATCCACAGCCGTCCATGAGCTAGATCCAATTTGAACTGGACTGGATTTCTCAACAGTTGTACCATCTCCTAATTGACCATAACTATTTCGGCCCCATGTAAACAAGTAGCCATCAGAACGAATGGCTAATGAATGGTTTCTTCCAGCACTCACGGCAGTCCATGAGCTGGATCCTATCTGAACTGGACTGGATTTATTAACAGTTGTACCATCTCCTAATCGGCCATAAGGATTATAACCCCATGTAAACAAATAGCCATCAGAACGAATAGCTGCTGTGAAATCATTACCAGCAGATACAACAGTCCAACTCAAAGGACTATCTCCAATTACAATTGGACTAGATGTATTAATGCTATTATTTCCAATTGTAATAGGACTGGATTTATTAACAGTTGTACCATCTCCTAATTGGCCATTAGTACCCAGTCCCCATGTAAATAATGTACCACCAGAACGAATAGCTGCTGAAGCCGGAGCAAGTATGCCGGCAGCCACAACAGTCCATGAGCTAGATCCTATTTGTACTGGACTGGATTTAGCAGTACCAAATCCACTTGTACCATCACCTAATTGGCCATTAAAATTGTATCCCCATGTAAATAAGGTACCACCAGAACGAATAGCTGCTGTATGAGTACCTCCAGTACTTACAGCAGTCCATGAGCTGGATCCTATTTGTACTGGACTGGATTTAGCAACAATGGTACCATCTCCTAATTGACCAGAACCATTAGCTCCCCATGTAAATAATGTACCACCAGAACGAATAGCTGCTGTATGAGATAAACCACCAGCCACAGCAGTCCATGAGCTGAATCCTATCTGTGTTGGACTACTAGCTCCTGAAGGAGCATTATTTCCTATTGTAATTGGACTAGACTTAGAGGTAATTGTGGCATCACCTAATTGTCCACCACCATTATATCCCCATGTAAATAAGGTACCACCAGAACGAATAGCTGCTGTATGATAACGACCAGCACTTACAACAGTCCATGAGCTAGATCCTATTTGTACTGGACTGGATTTAGAAATAAGTGTACCATCACCTAATCGACCGGCAGAGTTAGTTCCCCATGTGAATAATGTACCACCAGAACGAATAGCTGCTGTATGAGAACCGCCAGCACTTACAGCAGTCCATGAGCTGGATCCTATTTGTACTGGACTGGATTTATTAAGAGCTGTACCATCTCCTAATTTGCCATAACTACCGGATCCCCATGTAAACAATCTACCATCGGAACGAATAGCTGCTGTATGATAACGACCAGCAGCCACAGCAGTCCATGAGCTAGATCCTATTTGTACTGGACTGGATGAAGAAGTAGTTGTGCCATCTCCTAATTGGCCATAACTATTAGGCCCCCATGTAAATAAGGTACCACCAGAACGAATAGCTGCTGTATGCTGCTGGCCAGCAGCCACAACAGTCCATGAGCTAGATCCTATTTGTACTGGACTGGATTTATTAAAAACTGTACCATCTCCTAATTGGCCAAAACTATTACTTCCCCATGTAAATAAGGTACCACCAGAACAAATAGCTGCTGTATGAGTACCTCCAGCACTTACAGCAGTCCATGAGCTAGATCCTATTTGTACTGGACTGGATGAAGAAGTAGTTGTGCCATCTCCTAATTGGCCAAGACTATTACTTCCCCATGTAAATAAGGTACCACCAGAACGAATAGCTACCACATGAGTACCTCCAGCACTTACAGCAGTCCATGAGCTGGATCCTATTTGTACTGGACTGGATTTAGAAATAAGTGTACCATCACCTAATCGACCGGCAGAGTTAGTTCCCCATGTATACAAATATCCAACATTATTAATAGCAGCTCCGCCATAACGACTAACAGATACAACAGTCCAACTATCTATATTAGTTAAATATCCTAATTGACCTTGATTATTATTTCCCCATGTAAATAATGTACCACCAGAAAGAATAGCGGCTGTATGAGATAAACCAGCAGATACAGCAGTCCAAGAACTGGATCCTATTTGTACAGGACTGGATTGATTAAGATTAGATTGCGTATTATCTCCTAATTGGCCACTAGCATTAAGTCCCCATGTAAATAAGGTACCACCAGAACGAATAGCGGCTGTATGCTGAAAGCCAGCAGCCACAGCAGTCCAAGAACTGGATCCTATCTGTACTGGACTGGATTTAGAAATAAGTGTACCATCACCTAATTGGCCAGTAGTATTATCTCCCCATGTAAACAAATAGCCATCAGAACGAATAGCAGCTGTATTAGAACCAGCAGCGGCTATAGCAGTCCATGAGCTGGATCCTATTTGTACAGGACTGGATTTAGTAACAACTGTACCATCACCTAATTGGCCAGCACCACCGAGTCCCCATGTAAACAAAAGGCCATCAGAACGAATAGCTGCTGTATGAAAGTTACCAGTAGCCACAGCAGTCCAACTAGATAAATTTGATAATACAGTTAATCCTAATTGGCCACTAGCATTGTATCCCCATGTAAATAACATACCATCAGAACTAATAGCAGTTGTATGAGAACCGCCAGCACTTACAGCAGTCCATGAGCTGGATCCTATTTGTACTGGACTGGATTTAGAAATAAGTGTACCATCTCCTAATTGGCCAGCACCATTGAGTCCCCATGTAAACAAATAACCATCAGAACGAATAGCCATCGTATGCCTACCGCCAGCAGCCACAGCAGTCCAAGAGCTGGATCCTATTTGTACTGGACTGGATTTAGCAATAGTTGTACCATCACCTAATTGGCCATCACCCCCAGTACCCCATGTAAATAAGGTACCACCAGAACGAATGGCTGCTGTATGATATCTACCACCAGCCACAGCAGTCCAAGAACTGGATCCTATCTGTACTGGACTGGATTTAGAAATAAGTGTACCATCACCTAATTGACCTTGATTATTATTTCCCCATGTAAACAAATATCCATCGGAACGAATAGCCATTGTATGATAAGTACCGGCAGATACAGCAGTCCAGCTAGATAAATTTATTGAAACAGCATTTCCTAATTGCCCATAAGCATTAGATCCCCATGTGTATAGAAACTTAGTGCCTCCTGGTGATGCTGTAGTTCCAGCTTTAGCTAAAAGTTGTTCAATTAATAACATTTAATTATTTAAAGCTGGCCAGTTGACTTGAGCAATATCTACAACCTCATTTTCTAAATACGATTGTATAATATCTCTAAGTTGTTGTCTATAAATTATCCATTTATTTTTAGTGGATTCGTCAAGTAAATTTTGTACGTCTTGTAATTGAGTCCAATCAGAACTAATTAACAATTCATTTCTTTTTTTTCTCAGTTCTTCTATAAATCTATATTTTAAAGTAGAGAATTCTTCAACAGGTTGTGATTGTCTTTCAGTTAAAATAATACTTTCTAAAACATCATTCTCTCTAATTTCATAATTATATCCACTTACATAATGAGTTAAATCATTCCATGTTTCGTTTTGCTTAGTTACAGGATACCAACCTACAGACTTTAAAAATGGCAAGTCATTAGCAGCTAAATTTAGTCCGCTTACATTTCTCCAATTATTAGGTAGTAAGTCATACTGACCTGTAATCTCATTATTTTCTATGTGTACCCAATTTGCCATTTTTAATATCCGTTATTTGCTGTCTACCATAGAGGCCACACCTCGCCAATTTAAACCGCCGTCATCCGTAATAAATGTTAACACATCAACACCAGCTGCTGTAAGAGTTGGTGCTGTGCCACCAGGCCATTTGACTGCCGAAGGCCAAGTTAGTGCTGCTGAGCCTCCGTTGGTAAGTTCTAAAACAAAACCAATGGCTGCAGGAGATGCAATTGCATTAGAAAAAATCCATATAGTACTTCCGGCTACAGTTGCTGATACATAATTGCCTAAAGTTAAATCTATAGTTCTGCTACCAGAACCAGAACCCAACACATTATGAGTTGTTCCATAATAACTAATAGTTCTATTATTGTTTATATATGGAGAACCCAATATAGAATAAGAATTGGCTGATACAGAACCAATACTAGAGATATTATTTGTTACGATTTGTGAATTGTTTAATAAAACTTCCACATTGGTAACTTGTGTGCCACCAAAAGGTACTGTTTTATATAATTTATTTGTAGTTGGGTCATACACCTCATCTCCAAGCCGTTGGCCATTTAATGAGGTGTTTGCCGATACTACATGCCGAATATAATCCCGAGAGGACATTTTACCTCCCTATTAAGCTTGTGCCTCTGACCAACTAATACGAGCAGCAACGTTAGTTGAAGCAGCCACAGGAGTAATACACAATGTCAAAACGTCTGGACC